TGTCGGACCAGTACAGATCGGCCTGATTGGCGCCCGTGCCATTCGCAAGCGCGATCGCCGCCTGCACGTCGACGGGCAGGTCGGCCGTCCCAAGGTCCAACGCATTGGTGTGATTGCCGCGAATGCCGGCCTTGATGCTGAGCGATAAAGCCATGAGACACCTCCAGAAAACTTAGCGAAACGATCGATACGGATCGAGCAGCCGATCAGCAAACGGCATCACTGCCATCGCCGCACCGGTCACGCTCTCGCGATGCTCGTACAGGCTTGCGGCATGCAGCAATACCCACGACCGGATCGCGTACGGCACAGCGCCGACCGGTGAGCCGCTGGTGTAGCGGACGCGCACCGCATTGACCACCTCCTGCGTCGATGGCCATCCGGACGCAGACACGATGCGTGGCACGTTGCTGTATGGATCGACGCTGTAGGTCGATGGGTTGACGGTCTGCTCGACACCCGCCGTGTCCGTGTACTTGACACTATCGACCGACAGCGCACCGACCGCCGGCACCGGCCCCATCGGCAATTCAACAGCGCCCGCCGGAAACGCATCGATCGTGAATTCATACGTCTTTGTTACGATGGACCTCTGCAATTCATGCTCAGCCATTTCGCGGGCGGCCACGATGCAGCCAGCAATCGTCGCGTCATCGAGCACATGCTCTACGCGCAAGTGCGCGCGCGCCTCGGCGAGCGTCAGCAGTTCTGCCGTCGGATGCGTGACGACGTACACGCTCACTTGCGCTTACCTCGACCTCGGATCGTCTGCGCGACGATGGGCGCCTCCGACGCCGCCTCGGTCGGTGGCGCGAGATATTCGGCGACGGCCAGCTCGACGACAAAATGCGCGGCGAGCGCCTCGGACACGCGCGCAATAGTGCCCGGCCCGAATTCGCCCAGGGCCGTCGATGCGCCATACTTCTTGAATCGGACTCTGACCATAGTGCACCCCAAGACCCGGTGCGGGGATCGCCCGCACCGGGTTACGCGGGTCGCCGCGGTTAGGCCGGCGTCAAGTCGCCCGCACGGACGGCCGCCGGCACCTCGGTCGCCAGAGCGAGGCGCCGTTCGGCCCGGACGGTCACGAGGTTCTTTGTGAAATTGTCGCTGTCGGAATCCGACAGCTCGACCACCACGCCCTCGCGATCGTAGATCGTGCCGTGCATCGCGAAGTTACCGACGGCCACCATGTCCGCCGTGATGCCGACCGCCGGATACACCGGCACCCCCCACAGTGTCTGCTGACCGGCGCCGTTGACACCGACGCGCACCGCGTTCGAGGTCGCGGTAAGCACATCGATCTCGATGGTCGCCCAGTCCGCCGGGTTGAGCAGAATCCCATTGGCCGGATATCCCGCCGCCCACAGGTCCGCGATGATCTTCCGGATCAACACCAGCTTCTTGAGCGTGGCGCCCAGCGCCGCATCGGCGTAGCCGTGTGCGGTGAAGTTGCCCGTGTCGAGAATGCCGGAAATGTTCGGCGCGACACCGTCACCGGCGCCGAGCTGCGTCTCGACGCGCCGATTGACGCCGTACACCATGCGCGCGTTGACGTAGGCGGCGAGCGCGGTATTGTCCGCTGCGAGCTGGCGACTGATCTTGATCCAGTGCGCCACCGTCGAAATCGGCATGTTGACCAGCGACCAGGTCAACGCCGATTCGGCCTTGGCGATGCCTTCCGCCGCTTCCGCCGCCGAGTTGGTGAACGACGCTTCCTTCGTGAACTCGATCGCATTGCTCGACGTCGGTACGTGCGTATACAGCGATTCGAGCGTGAGCGGCGCCGCAGCGCCCGGCACGACGCCCGGCTTGCGATCCGGCGCCACGTTCGCATCGGCGCCCGTCAAGGTATTCTTGACCTCGACGCGGACCTTCTGCGACTGGCCGCTGGCGAAGGCGGCATAACGCTCATCCTTAATGAGCTGATCGCCCCATCCGGTCGCGGCCGACGCGGCCGGCGCGGCGGTGCCTTTCTGCTCGAGCGCCACCAGACGGTCGGCCATCTCGCGCTGCTGCACGCCGAGCGCGTCGAGTGCCGCTTTCGTTTCGGTCGTCACCCTGCCGGTCTCCTGCGCCTGCGCCGCCGCGCGCGACGCATGAGCCTCGAGGTTGTGCTCGATCGTCTCGAGCGTCTTCATGATTTCCGCAGACATGGTTATCTCCTTAGCTGACAGCGGCCCCTTCGGGCCGCGTAAAAGTGATCCGCTTGCACTGCGCTACACGATCAGCGCGATGCGCCGCAGCCGTTCTGCGATCTCCCGCGTCACATCGTCCGGCGAGGTCCCCCCGCCAAACAGCGTCTTCGCGCGGGCAATCAGCGTAGTTGCCGCCGCTTTGCTGAGCCCCCCTGCATCCCGCAGGAAGCGCTCCAACTCCCGGACGGTCTCGATGCTATCGAGGTCGTCCCCGAACTTGACATCCGTCACCCGCGCCGCCTCGTTGGAGGGATCGGTGACGAGTGATATTTCCTTCAGCGCCTTGATGTGGTGGATCACGCGCGTCCCGTCGCCGCGGCGCTCAACGGTCTTATTGTCCGCAATGATCGCGACTGACAGTCCGGTGACCAGACCCGACTTCACGCCCCAATAGGCATCGACCGCACTCGGCATCTGCATGACAAGCGCCGCCGATCCGTGCAGCCCACGGTCGTCTTCCTTCAGCGACGACCACACGCCTACCGGCAGGTCACCACGCAGCCAGCCGTGATTGACGTAGGCGGGCACATGGTCGTCCGTCTTGAGCACTTCCGCAAACGCGCCTGGCATGATGATGTCGCCATGCTGATCGATGTTCCCGAACACCGAGCCATAGCCGGAAAATGCACCCTCGGTCTGAGCGAACTTCAGGTCACACTCGATGATCGATACGTCACGATTCATCCACATGGGTCGCTCCTGTCTGTCCTAGCATCGTGATCGGTGCAAGATTGCTCTGTGCGGTGAAGACATCGCCGCCGTCGTACGGCGGGTCGTTCTCGAGCTGCCGGCATTCGTTGCGGCTCTTGATACCGTTCTGCACCGCCGATGAGTAGATCGCCATGCGGTCCTTGAGCGAGGCCCGCAGCAGCGCGTCCAGGTTGACTTCGCAGGTCACTCGCGCGCGCTGAGCTGCGGTCATGACGCGTTTGCGCACGGCCTGTTCGATGCTCACGAGCAGCGGGCGGATCGTGAACTTGTGAAAGCCGTCCACGATCTGCTCGATCCCGGATCCCCACGTCGTCACGTTCGAGTGATGCACGAGGACGGGCGGAACATCAAACCACCGGCAGATTTCCTCGACCATGAAACGCCGCGAATTGAGTAGCTCCTGATCTTCCGGCGAGAGCGAGAGCTGCTGATATTTCATGTTGGCTTCGAGCACGTAGAGACGTGCCGTATTGCCGGCCGCCATTTCGGAGAAGCGCGCCTGCAACTGCTCCCGCTGCTCTTTCTTGAGCACGTTATCAACCATCAGTACTCCGGTCGGCTTGCCACTCGACCCAAACACCCGGTTCGCCTGCCACTGCGCGGCCTGTGCCTCTCCGGTCGTCGCGCGCATGTATTCGAGGCGCGGCAACCCGACCGTGCCATTGCCCATCTCCTTTAGGTGCAGCACGTTCTCTTCGGCGATCGCCGCCACGTCGTCACCGACGCGATATAGGAAGACGAGACTCCCATCATCGAGAGCCGTCATTTCCACCTGGTCCGCCGGCATTGGCCACAGCGAGAGCGCCTCACCCGTGCGCCGGTCTCGATCAATCCGCGCGTACGCATTCCCGCGCAGATCGTGATTGAGCATCATCGTCGACCAGAACTCGTACGGCGTCATGCGCCGGTTCGGCGACTCGTGCAGCAGCGACCAGAGCCGTGACGTGCGGTCGATGGTCCTGAGCCCGCCGGAATTGGTGTAGACGAAAAACGGTAGTGATGCGACCGTCGATGCCCGCCTGGAGACGCAACTCCAGACCGCGCTGATTTGCAGCGCATGGTCCGGGCCGAGCCGCGGCGTGTCGGCCACCAGCGTGGCGACCGGTCCGGAGTACTGCGCACCATTCCGCACCGCGAGCGCCTGGCCGCCCAGTCCGAAGAGGCCACTGACGCGCGTCCACACGCTCATGCGATCACCGGGTCGGCGATAAATGAGCTGATGTCCAGCACGGGATCATTGGTCACCACGGCGCGACCCATGGCCATGGCCATGGCCACCAGCCCATCTATGCGGCCGGTCGCTTTCGCTTTGTCCAGTTTGCGATTGCCCGCCGCATCGCGCGTGGCCACTGCATTCTGCGCGCACATGCGCAGGACCGGATTGCCGCCATGCCGCACACGACTCTCGATCAGCGCATGCTCGAGCGCATCGAGCGCTGGCGTCATGTCCCGGAACCCTTGACCAAATGGCACAATTGGTAACTCGCGATTGAGTCGCCTCAGTTCACCCTGGAGCACGTCGAGGCGCCAGCGATCGAACGGGATCGCGCGCACGTCATATTGATCTGCCAGCGCACACAGCCGCTGCGCGACAAAGGCGTAATCTACCGAGCCGCCGGGCGTCAGTGTGATCCACCCATCCCGCGCCCACAGGTCGTATGGCACGCGGTCGCGCGCCGAGCGTTCAGTCACGCCGAGTTCCGGGGCGAAAAACTCCGCACGGCAGTGCCATCGTCCAGCATCATCCCGCCCAACCACCACGAGTGCGGTGAGGTCGTTACGCGCCGACAGGTCGACACCGATCCACGCGCCGCGCTCGAATACTGACTCGTCCACTTCACCGCCGCACGCCTCCCACGCGGCGCGCGCAATGAATGGATTGGTCATGTTTATGCGCTGATTCAGCACCAGATTTCGATAGCTTGCTTCGCGCGCGGGCATCCGCCGTGCGCTCGCCGCCTGATCCATCACTTCCGCTGCGTTCAAAAAATCGCCATACGCGGGATTCGCGACCCGAATCGTCTCCTCGGCGAACGGGTCCGCATCATCCGGCGCCGACCATAGCCACAGCTTGACCTTCCGATCCGCGCCGGTCTTGGCGTCATCGATCAGCACCGAGAGCAGGTCGGCATCGGTGGGCGCCTGCGTCGAAATCACGAGCGACAGCGGATGCTCCTGCGCGCCCGCCGCCGTCTCCAGCGCCTCATACAGCTCCGAGCGCGGACCACGCACCTGGCCGAGTTCGTCGTGCACCACGAATACCGGACTGAGACCGTAGGCCGTGGTGGCCTCCGCCGATAGCGCCCGGTACAACGTCCCGATTTCCGCGCAGTACAACTGCTTCGCCGTGTCTCGCACCGACACGTACTGCCGCAGATCCGGCGAGAGCCTGACCATTTTGGTTGCCAGGCTGAACAACAGCGCCGCCTGGTCGCGAGACTGAGCAGCAGAGTACAGCTGTGAATTCGCGCGCGCCTCCGGACCGCAAAGATGCAGCAGCAGCAGCAGCGCCGATAGCGTGGTCTTGGCGTTCTTACGCCCGAAACTGATGATCGCCCGGCGCGTCGGCGAATCGTATATGCCGCACACGATCTCGCGCTGCCACGGCCTCAGGCGTACCGGCTGACCGACAAATTGCCCCTCGGGAATTCTGCAGTACGCCTCGATCCACTCGCAATTGCGCTCACCGTGCGTCGGCTTCAGCTTCCGTGCTTGCTTTCCCACGGCCGCCTCGATGTTGCTTTCCGATCCGCCGTCGCAGCCGACTGCGCCGTATAACGACTCTGTTGCGTCAGCCGCATTTTGGTGGCGAGCCGCGCCACCTCGCCGCTCGCTGCTACCTGCGCCCTGCGCATGCGCTCGTACATCGCCCATCCGTCCCGATTCCTCAGCCGGCGAGCCGGGATCGCATTGATCACCGCACTTATCACGTCGTGCTGAATGGCCGCCCGGCAGTACGCCTTAAGCAGCATCCCTGTGTCTGCCCCCCACCACTCGGCCGGCTTGGTCAGGACCACAGTCCGCCAACAGCGCGCCTCGGCGTCGGACAGGTCCGC